AGTTTTGCAGTACCATTTGAGTTCTTTGATAATGCAGATCTTAATGTTTTTGTAGATGGTACACTTAAAACAATTACTACTCACTACACTGTTTCGGGTGGTGATGGTTCTACTGGTACAGTAACAACAACTGTTGTCGGTGCAACTGGTGGTTCTACTGTTGTTATTACTCGTGATATTGCTTTAGAAAGAACTACTGACTTTCCTGTTTCTGGTGCATTTAACATTGTAGCTTTGAATACAGAGTTAGATAGAATTGTTGGTATTGCTGCTGACCTCGAAGATAAAGCTAGTCGAGCCTTACAACTTACAGATTTTGATGCTGCTGTGTCACTCGTCCTCCCCGTTGTTGACACTCGTAAAGGTAAGACTCTTGCTTTTAACGCATCAACTGGCGCGGTAGAAGCAGGTCCAAGTATTACGGATGTTCAAACTGTTTCTGCTGCGTCTGCTGATATAGCCTTACTTGCTGATATACAGGACGGAACTACAGCAACTAATGCAATAACTACTGCTGCAAGTAATAATGCAAACATTTCTACAGTTGCAGGAGTATCTGGGAATGTAACAACAGTAGCAGGAATTAGTGCAAACGTAACGACAGTAGCAGGTATAGCATCTAATGTTACTACAGTTGCAGGAGATACAACGCATGTACAAGCATTAGGTCCAATAAGTTCTAATATAACTACAGTTGCAGGAGCAGTTACTAACGTAAATACAGTAGCTACAAATATTGCTAGTGTTAATTCAGTAGCTACAAACATTGCTAGTGTAGTTGCTGTTGCTTCTGATCTTGCTGAAACTGTATCTGAAATAGAAACTGTTGCTAATGATCTTGCTGAATCCACTTCTGAGATTGATACAGTTGCTACTAATATTGCAAACGTAAATGCTGTTGGTAATAACATTGCTAACGTAAATACAGTAGCTTCTAATAATTCTAATATTAATGCTGTTGCTGCTGACGCTACTGACATTGGAACAGTTGCTACAAATATATCTAATGTAAATGCAGTTGGTGGTGTATCAGCAAACGTTACTACTGTAGCAGGAATAGCTTCTGACGTTACTGCTGTTGCAAACATACAAGCTAATATTTCTACTATTGCAGCTTCCGCAGCAACTACTAACATTAATACTGTAGCTACAGATATATCTGGTTCTAATAATATTGGCGCTGTTGCGGCAGCAATTACCAATGTAAATAATGTTGGTGGTTCAATATCTAGTGTTAATACTGTTGCAAATAACCTTACTTCTGTAAACGCATTTGGTAATCAGTATGTTATATCTGCTAATGCACCAAGTAGTCCTTCTGATGGTTTGCTTTGGTTTGATACATCTTCAGACACTATGAAAGTTTATAATGGTTCTAGTTTTCAGAACGCAGGATCATCTGTTAACGGCACAACAAATAGAGTAAACTATGTAGTTGGAACTAACTCTGGTTCTTACAATGGGTCTACAACAGTCTTTCCTGCAACTTATGACGCAGGTTTCTTAGATGTATTTTTAAATGGTGTTCGTTTAGACCCTGCTGATTTTACTGCAACAAACGGAACATCCGTTACATTAGGTAGTGCAGCAACTTCTGGTGATACACTTAGTGTTGTTGGATATGGTACTTTTGTTTTAGCAGATCATTACAGCAAAACCCAAGCCGATGCTCGATATGCGATACTTGGTGCTGACGTAGACTTTGGTTCTTATAAAATAAAATATAGCAATGTTTACTCTGCAATAAATGACCTTCCAAGCGCAAGCACGTATCATGGAATGTTTGCACACGTACACGCTACTGGTGCAGGTTATTTTGCACATGCAGGTAACTGGCTCAAATTAGTTAATGAAGATACTAGCGGCAATGTAGTCATCTCAGGCAACCTTACAGTCTCAGGCACTACAACAACTGTAAACAGTACAACGCTTGATGTTGCTGACAAGAACATAACGATAGCTAATGGTGCGGCTGATGCGGCTGCTGCTGACGGTGCTGGGCTTACAGTAGATGGGGCAAGCGCAACTATTCTTTACACAGCATCAGGTGACAAATGGGCGTTTAACAAACCTATAGCACTAGGCGGTTGGACAATCACAGAAACTGGTGGGTCACTCTACTTTGCAACTGGTGGTGTGAACAAAATGAAACTGGACGCAAGCGGTAACCTCGATGTCGTTGGCTCAGTCAATTCTAACGCAACGATTAGCTAATAGGAGTATCCGAAGATGGCTTTAAAAATTGGTGGAACAGAGGTTGTTGATAACAGCCGACAGCTAAAGAACATAGCGAGTGTAGATGCTACAACGGTGGCGGCACTTGGAACGGCTGGCGTTGGTGGAGGTGGGGGTAAGTTTTCTGCTACTGCTGACGGTGCAATTGCAATAGGTAAACCAGTAGCATTACAATCAAATGGTACAGTTAAACAGGTTGTAGAATCAGTAACAGAGAACAATCCTATTAGTGCCCTTGGTACTAGTGGAATTTCTCCCTCTCCAGCTAATGCTGATTACGGTTATGGAGGACTTTATTATTTTCCCGATACTAGTCTAGGAAATAGTGCCGCTTGTGATGGGTCAGGTATCCATGTTTGGGGTACTGGTGCAGATGTTTATCTAACAACAAGTAATTTTACTTCATCTTCTAATGCTTTTGAGACTAGGCACGGAAATATATTTTTAGGTGATACTCACGATGGTTCTGGCATTGCTTCTGCATTTGATCCATCAACTGGTCGTTTGCTTGCAGTTTGGAGAGGAAACAATGGTTATCTAAGGAATGGCTTTATCCGTTTTTATGTAAACGGAAGTGGTCAGCTTGTGTATAATTTAGACAGTAACAATCAAACATCCAAACAAGTAAGAGCCAGTAGTGGAAGACCAATATCAGCAAGTTTCTCACCAACTGATGGTCATTTTCGTGTTGGTTATATTGATAACAATAGTGCTGTGAGAGTTATTACTTATGAAATAACTGGTAATGCAGGTTCATCTCCAACTCTAACTGAAAAAGGGTCTCCAATTATTCAGAGCAATCAAGGAAACTCCGAAGACCACTGGATGGCTCATGACAGCATCAACAACAGATTTATGGTAACTTACCAGAATGGCGCTGCAAGCGGTTATGGGACGTACCGTTATTTTTCTACTAGCACTTCTAACGGTGCTGTAACAAATCATGCTGGTGGTAATTTCTATAATGGTTATGTCTATTATACTCGTATTGAATTTAATCCTGAAGATAGCTGTTTTTTAACTGTTTTTTATTACAGTGGTAACATTGGAATGAAACAAATTGATGTTGCTTCTAACGGAACAGTAAGCGTTGTTGGTGGGGCATCAACAGTTTTCCAAGAAAATACTGCCCATCAAGGCCAAAGAATGGATTTAGCCTATGATGCTGATAGTAAAAAAATAGTATTTGTAAGGCGTTCAAGTGTAGACAGTACTAAATTAACAATAATGAAAATTAATACTAGCGGTTCGTCCATTTCTAAAGAAACCGAAACTGAATTATCTTCACTAAGCAGCACTTATGGCGTAAACAATATGACTGCTGTTGCTGCTATTGCAGAACACAAAAAGTTTGTAACGGCTCAAGCTCAGAGTAATGGTGCTTTTAGATATTTAACTTCAGCAATTGCATCGGCAACATCAAACAACACAAGTTGGATTGGTTTTGCAGAGAGTGCAATATCCGATACCGCTAGTGGTGACATACTTGTTATGGGCTCAACAGCAGAGAACCAAAGTGGCTTAACAATAGGCTCAACTTATTACGTTCAAAATGACGGAACTATAGCAACTACATCAACTGGTGCAGTTAAGGTTGGTCGAGCTATTGCCGCTAACAAACTTCTTATTACCGAAGGGAATACCGCATGACAAAAGCAAGAGACTTAGCAAACTTAATAAGCACAGGTAATCCTCTAGCAGACGGTGCGTTGGCAGCAAGTGAAGTGTCAGGGTTACACGCAGTTGCAACAAGCGGTGCAGTAGCAGATGTTACTGGTGCAGCGCCATTAGCAAGCCCAACGTTTACTGGTAACGTTAGTTTAGGTGACAATGTAAAATTAAAACTTGGTGATGGCGAAGATTTAGAAGTTTACCATGACAGTACGCATTCCATTATAAAAGATGCAGGAACAGGAGACTTATGGATTGCAGGTGATAATGCTCTTAATGTAACTACAGCCGATTTTACAGAATACAAAGCAAGATTTGTAAAAGATGAGAGCGTTTATCTTTTTCACAATAATGCCGAAAAGTTTAAAACAACTGC